ATAAGCTTAAGGTCGTTAGGGTCTTTGGAATCTGGGTCAATGCCAAGTTCTTCGCGTTTAAGACGTTCGTTAGTAATTATCTCTTCTTCCGACATCTGTAAGTAACGCTTCATAGTGAATAGTGGTGAGAAGTATGGAATACCATCGGCTGTTGTGTATGCGCTTAATAACTGACTATCCAATTCTAATTGACGGTACTTACCGAAGTTAGAAGGCTCAGGTAACAATATACGATACATAGATTCATCAATTCGGATATTTGCCATACGTAGGAAATCTTTAAATTCAGCATCAATGACACGTTCCATATAAGCTTGTAAGCGTTCAATATATAATGAGAAGCGTAATTCCTGAATATATGCGATACCTACTTTACCGTCATTCCATACAGAACCACCATCAGCAGATTCTTGCATATAGGAAATTGGAATCTTTAAACCACGCCAAATCTTGTGTTGGAAGTATTCGAGGTCGGACAGTTCACCCAAGCCTTGACCACCGGGTAATGTTTCAACTTTAGAACCACGACCATCGGGGCGAGATGCAAAGTAAAAGTCCTCTGACATTGAATGTGGATTATAGGTTGAGTCAACCTGTTGTGTTCCGCCATTCATGGTTGGAATCTTTTTCTGCTTAATTTCGTTCTTAATGTTTTCGAGGTACTGCTTAACACGACCAGGGTGCATCTTACCAACATCGATATAAAATACACGACGTTCTGGTGCGCGCTGGATGCGGTAAATTAATACAGCATCTTCTAATAATTCTTTTTGTTTGTGTGAACGATAAATTGCGCGCAGGATGGATTCACCAAACGGTTGCGTATCGCTCATGTCGTCGCTTAATGAAAAACGAATGATTTGATTAGATGGGATAATTTCAGATTCTTGTTGTGTATCTTGCTTGGCACCCAATGGCATAGAATATCCACCAGACTTCGGTTTTTGAATATCGTTCTTAATCTGCCATGCTACTACTTTAGTTACATCATGCTCATCTACTACGGCGGCTATTACATTCTTAGGGTGAATAAACTGCCACTTGTCGCCCATCTTTTTACCTTTACGGAAGAATACATCACCATACTTAACCATTAAGCGTGCTGTACTATAAAGACGGCTTGGGAAATCGTGCATTTGACCCCAACGACGAAGTGCTGCTTTCAGTGTTAAGACTGCTGTAGATTCTACGTTGTCTTCGTCTTCAGTAAGGATGTCTAATTTAAGTGGTTCTTTTGTTTTTGGGTTATTACCAGTCATTTCTTCGGAAATCGTATCTAATGCACGCGATACTTCGATGTCGTTATCCATCAAATCATATTCGCGATAGCGGGTCATTCTTGAAGCAGAACCCTGAATTAATCGTTGATACCATGTATAATTGTTATATGCACCGACGTCACCCATTTCCTGTGAGTCGGTCATCTTCGTTGCAGAAGATTGAGGCGTTACAATTTTAAAATGGCTATTGAAGTTTCCAGCTGGCATGTTTTATTCCTATATTACAATAATTTATGAGTATTTATGATTCTTATTAGGTTGCTGTCCTACTACTAAGAACACCATTCATGCGTTGTTCTACTTGCAATGTAGAAGTTTGTTTATCGATTGCTTTAACTTGCGCAGAGCCAGTATCAGTAGCATTGATAAGATAATCATTAAGTGATAGTAAAGTAGTATTCAATTCTAGTAACACATCTTCACGTTTCATCGTTTCGGCTTCTGCTAGACTCATGTCTTCAAGTTCTGGTTGTTCGTGTGAAGGTGCGCCTTTTGCTAAGTCGCGGGCAACGATGGCACCAGACATACCAATTGATGCCGCTGTACCAATGCCAGGAAGCAATGACGCACCACCTGCCAATAATTCCATACCTGCGCCCATATAATCACCGTCTGCTAAACGTGACCCCATCAACCCCATACTTACAATAAGCCCAATGCCCGGAATTGCTTTAAGTGCCGTCTTACCTGCAGCTTTAGATAAACCGCCAGCAATTTTACCCATCGCACCACCAGCAGCGGCTCCTACACCTTTAACGCCCGATAGTATTCCAGCACCAGCCCCCATTGCCATACCACCAGCGCCTTTTATTAAACCGCCAGCGCCTTTCATTAAGCCACCAGCGCCTTTCATTAAACCGCCGCCGATACCACCCATACCACCACCGATACCCATAATTTTGGCTATTGCGAATAGTTTGGCAGCTTCTAATAAAAAACTACCCAACATTGATGCTATATTAGTTCCTATTTTACCAATTGAGCTTCCTTCCGCAGCACCCCAATAATCCATTGCACCTAAAATTTTCTCTGCAAAAGCTGATATTTCGTGTTGCACATCTAATTGTTCTTTGGCAAACTTAAGACCTTGACCTGTTTCGGTTTCAAACGTATCGGCAATTTGGGTAAACCCTGTTTTATCAGCCATGGTTTGCATAACCATTGCTTGACCCATACTAGCACCAGACCCCGACATTTGACCAAACTTCTTAGATGCGGCTGCCTGAATCTCTGCCATTTCTTTTTCAGCTGCGGCTTTTTGCTTTGGTCCCATGGTTCGATACTGTGTTTGTAATTCAAACAATCGTCCACCTTCGGCACCCATTCCCATAGCACCCATCATTGCACGCGTTCTTGCTGCTTGCTTCATACGTTCTTTGGGGCTTTGCTTATTAAGGGCTTGGAAAGTCTTCTGTAATTCTTTCGCACGCTCAATGGTGTAACCCATTGTTAAGTATTCTGCTTGACGCTGTTGTACACTTAATATGTAAGCTTTGCGTTCGTTTTCTTGAAGACCAAGTAAAGTCGAGCGCATGCCTTGGTCATTGATAAGTTCATGTGTTAAATTGTTGAATTCTTCAACGGTGAACCCTAATGCGCGATAATTATTATCATACATTGTTGTTTGCGCTGCTACAGCATCACCCAATTGGTCTTGTGAAACACCCAACCGCGCCATATTCTTATGGATATGCATTGCACCAACTGCTGCTTCTTGGTAATTTCCAGTCAATCCATGAAGTGATTTTGCACTTTCAGACAATGAAGCTTTAAAGTCAACACCTGCCGTATTAGCCGCCAAATGTTCTTGACGGGTTTCTTTAAGGATTTTCATATATTCGAGTTGGGTGGTACCCATATCATATATACCTTTTATCCAACCAGCATCAGCAGTGGCTGTGGCTTGTGCATAGCGCTGCTCTGTTTCCATCAACTTACCAACATCTCTGGTTATGGCTTTGACAACGCCCGAAAACTTACCTAGCTTTTCTTCCGCTTCGTCATACTGTTCATTAAGTTCACGTTGCGCATCTATCGCATCTTTTGTGATTTTATATTCTTCTTCTGCTTGGTCATTAAGCTTCTTACCGATATTGATACCGTCTTTTATAACCCACAATTGTTTCTGTGAAGCATTTGTTACGCGCTTAAATCCTTCAATTCCCAATTCTTTAAGAGTAGTTCCTGCGAGGGCGGCTTGTGTTGCTAATTTTTCAAGTGTTTCATCAAGTTCGTCTTGACTTTCAAACTTCACCTTGCTGGCTTTTTTTACTTGGTCTGCTAATTGTTTTAATTCGACCGATTGACTATTTTTCTTGAGGACAGCAGCGAAGTCAGAAAATTTATCGTCAGTATTGAGGTCTTTTTCGAGCTTCCTAAAAAGCTTTTCATTTTCTTTTCTTAATACCTTTTCCCTTTGCTTATCACTTTTTTGCATCTGCGTGATGATGTCACTATTATCATTTTCGCCACCCTTTTTTGTATGACCGAATATAGGACCGTGCATTATAATATCAGCAATCGATTTTAAATCATCATCAGTTAGTGTTTTGTTAGCCATTTTTAACCTATTTTTTAGTGTCTTATATATTTATACTATATGTAATTAGTGGATTTTGGCATATAAATACTTTCATAAATAGAAGTATAATACAGAACATAGGAATGACAATGGAAGATAAAGCAGTAGTAGACACAGCACCCATAGAACGACCACCAGTACAGCATGTAATTGAAGCTAACCCATTATTAGCAAGGGTGGAAATGCCCGGTACCACGTACCAGCTACCATCGCGTGGACTTTTCTACCGAAACGGCGAATTACGCGACGATGTGGAAATTGGTGAAGTTCATGTAAGTCCAATGAGTGCATACGATGAAATTCTAATGAAATCACCAGACCAGTTATATTCTGGTGAAGCTGTAGAAAAGGTATTCAGACGATGTATCAAGCAGGTTCTAAAACCAAGCGAACTGATAGCCAAGGATGTTGATTTCTTACTTGTGTGTTTACGTCAGATTACCTACGGTAATGATATGGAAGTAACATATACACATAATTGCGAAGAAGCAAAAACAAATTCTTATATTGTTCAGTTGTCAGACTTCATCACAACCACCAAGAAAATAGACCCAACCACTGTTGGTAAAATATATACAATGAAAATGGAAAATGGACAAGTTGTCAAATTGCATCCTTCTAAGTTCAAAGATATAATCAAGATGTATCAGGATACGGAAACTTTAAATACAACACCAGAAGCCGAATTGGATTTGGCAGTATTTGCAATAGGAAGCATTATATATTCCGTGGATGATATAACAAACAAGCAGCAAATAGCAGAATGGATTAGGGAAATACCTGCTGGGTGGTTAGGTGAATTATCGAGTATCATTGAAAAGGCGAGTGACTTCGGTCCAAACTATACACTTAAAACAGCTTGTAAGGATTGTGGTGAACCTATAGAAATTCACACACCAGTGAACCCCATAAGTTTTTTTATGTAACGCGGAAAACTGGCGATGCCAAAAACATTAATATAATGTATGATAGGTTAA